TCTTTTACAACAACTAGAGCTGCACCACCACCTGCAATAGCTGCAAGTTCGATTGCATTTGCGTCAACACCAACTAATGGGCTTACCACTAATGCACCTATGAATGCTTCAATAAACGTCCATATGGTTTTCTCTAACATGTCTTTTAATGAATCACTCATTTTATAACTCCATGCTTCGTTCCAAGGGGTCCACGCCACATCTTTCTTAAATGTACCATCAGAGTTTCTTTTTCTTTTAAACTTATCAAACATTATCTATCTCGTTTCAATGCTGCTGCAATACCTAACGCAGCTACATTTGTAAGAAGTTTACCTTTGCCTTTACCTTTTCCTTTAATTTTGTCAAGCTTTGCAAGACGTTGTGCTTGTTTTAATTTTTTTGCTTCTGGCATATTCTTAGGCATTTTAGAAACATATGAACGTACATCTGCAGGTACTTGTGGGTCAGCCATTTTTACTGGTTTAGGTGCATCAGGTGTAACACTGCTTACTTTATTACCAGATGCTTTACGACCTTGTTTAAATTGACCTGTAACTTGTGGTTGTTTGTATGGTTGTATCTCACCTGTAGCAGTAACACCTGTATATAATTTATAAGGTTTACCTGTTATTGGGTCTTTTTTACCCATGCTAGCAGCAACTGTTTCTTCTAAACTACCAGATGTATAAGGTGTATTGTCAACTTTATATTTATCAGGCACTTTAGATTTATTTAATTCTCTATCTACCTTAACTTGTTTCATTCCACCTTTACCATATTCTCCACTTTTAAGTTTTTGTGTAGGTAATTTCTTAGCACTAAGTCCTGTATCAATAATAGCTTGTGCATTTTTTATACCAGGTCCCTTACCTTTTTTAGTAGTAGGTAATGGTTTAACATCAGCTGTCATACGTTGTACTTCAGCGTCTGTAATTTTACCTTTAGATGCTTGTCTTACACGTGTTTGTAATGCTTCTTCTTCATAAGACATACCCATAGTTGATTGCTCTGCAGCTGTTGCTTCATAAGCTTTAGTTAATTCTGTTTGTAATTGTTCTATTCTGCCAGTAGCTTTCATTTCTCCAGGAATATCACTAAATCTTTTAGCTTTATCTAATGCATCTATCTCTGCATCTAATGCAGCTTCTAACGCAGATTCATCAGCTAACATAGAACCTAATGCTTTTTGTTGCTCACGTTCAAAAGCTATACCTTCCATATCACCAACACGACCGTATTGTGTAGGGTTATTTATAGGCCCACCAGTTAAAGAACCACCTCTGTTTGCTGCACCACCAGCTAATTTTTCATCAATATCTCTACCCATAAATTTATCTTGGGTTTGTTTTCTAAGTGGGTCCAATGCACCTGGGTCATATTCAGGATTAGATGTACCTGCTTCAAATTCATCATAAGCGTCAAAAGGGTCATTTTCGCTTGAAAAATTTCTACCTTTTACCATTACCAAAACCTCTTTCCGTCAAGTTTAGCAGACATAATTTGGATTTCTCCACTTATCTCTTGCAGTTTTTCTTCTACATCAAATATCTGTGTTTCTTTTATAATCTCATCTACTTTTTCTAATGGACTTATATCACCATCATAATCAATATACGTAACCTCTACATCTTGACCTGACAATATAGCTTCAGATACACGTGGATATACAAACTTATATGCCGATACGCTACTGCCTACCCAGCCGTCAGGTTTAATTAAATTACTTTCTTGTGTCTGGCCAAGTATTAAACAACCTGCCGTTGACTCATCTGTATTCCCCGTATGCCATAAAATAAATTCAAATCCAGGTACATCTTGTACCCATATCATACCTTTATGCCAGTCACCATATTTGCCTGTGTATCTACTATGAAATCCACCTTCAGTTCTAAGTTTTAATTTATATGTGCCTGCAGGTATTCTTGTTTCACCCCAAACTTTAACGTCTCTTTGTTCATCTTCAATGGTATAACACATAAATGTACGCTTACCATTGGTCGTTTCAAATAAAATTCCTGACGTGGAATCTTCTTGACTACTAATTCTAAGTACTTCTAACTTCATTTTTTAGACGCTCTTGACTTCTGTACAGCTTTTAAATCTATGTATTTACCCTCTTTATACGCCTTAGCTGTTCTTCTAATTTCAGCCGCGACCTGTGATTTAGGATTCTTTTTATTTTTAAGATACTTAGCAGGAACACCTTTCTCATATTTATTTTTTCTTTTTGGCACTAGATTTACCCTTCTTTTTTATGTCATTATCTTGAGAATGACCACCCCTAATAAAACTATTAACTCTCCCCATAGCCCAAGCAGCCATGGAAGATGACTTACTACCTGATGATAGATATGCTCCTTGTCCTCTTCTGTATACTTGTGCAAGTTGTCCATATGTATATTTTGATTTAGCTGCTTTCTTTTGTAAAGTAGCTTTTGTCTTAGCATTTAAAGGTTTACGTGCTGGTTTTTTCTTAGCCATCAATCATCACCTGCCCAATTAGGATTACCTGCGTATTCATCTTGTGATTCCTCCATTATTTCTTCCTTATCTTTTTAATTTTGCCATTCTTAGTTCTGGCAAACTTATGAGTCTTAGTCTCACGAATAAGAGTCCCATAATATCTCTTGCCCTTCCACATCCAAGATACCTTAGCCATTTACCACTTAACCTTGTGTGACCAGTATCTTGCAGACATTTTACTAGGACTAGAATCCTGCGCGTTATGTCTTGCGTAATATGATTTCTTACGTGCTTTATCTTTTTTAGATTTAGGGTTTTTACCTGCACCTTTAACACCTTGTTGACCAAACCTTATTAATTTTAACTTATGGCCTTCTTGTGCAAGAACCATATGTGATTTAGTCTTGTGTCCAGGTGTTCTTTTAGGTTTATTAACCCCTTTTAAATTATGTTTTGCAAGGAGCGATTTCTTACGTGCTTCATGTGCCATAAAAACTACTTCTTCTTTTTGACTTTATAAGCCTTCTTCTTGCCTTTTTTTCCTATTGGCATTGTATCTCCTAACTTTAACTTGATAACGTGTACACCCTAGATTAACACAAGTTTTGTATTTCTTAAAGAATTTAAGAGCTTGTTTACACTGACCACAGTGTGTAATAACTTTTATTTTCTAAAACCTATTGTTAATAACCAAACAACTAAAGTAATTACAGTTGCTAAACCTGTTATTTGTTGAGCAGAACCAGTCAATGTAAGAGTAGCAATAACTAAACCTACTAAAGTCCAGCTAAGATTCAACGTTTCTTTAATTGCTTCTACAAACCATGTCCATAATTTTTTTATCATATTGTTTTCCTAAACACAAATGCGGCCATAGTAGCTATTCTAGTCAAAATAACTGGGACTACCACCTCTTGTGCTTTTTCTTTCTGGTCAGACGTCATGTCATCACCTATATTATCTATTGTTATACCTTCAAAATCTAAATCTACAAATGTTTCTATAGGATTTTCTAAAAAGTTTTCGTATTGTACCTCTGTAACAACATCAGCAAGTGTATAGTTTTCTACATCAGCATTTTCTACAGCTCTTTCTACGTATTCTTCTACAGCTTCTGCAACAACTTCATCTTCTTTTACAGCCTCTGCAATAATTTCTACGTCTTCTGTCTGTACTTGTAACACCTCTGCAACTACCTCAACCTGTTCTTCTGTAAGTTCTTCTATCTCTTCTATAGCCTCTTCTACAACAGCCTGAACTATCTCTTGCACTTCTTCTGTAGCTTGTTCTAGGTTCTGTACACCTATGTCATTAACTTCTTCTAATACTTCTACAACTTCTTCGGTGTCGAGTTCTTGCACATATACTTCAATGGCTTCTTCAATTTCTTCATCAGTTAAATCTTCTTCTATCTCTATCTCTATAACTTCTTCTAATTCTGCAACCTTTTCATCAACCACCTCTTCAACAAATATCTCTTCAATTTCTTCGGTAATATCCTCCAATGGTTGAACTTTAGGTTCTTCATTGTTATCTCTTCGTATATCCTCTTCATGTAACTCATCAATAATATCCTCTATAATTATGTCTTCAATATCTTCTATAATTATAATCTCTACTTCTTCAAACTCCTCTAAAAACTCTTCTACCTCTAATACAGTATCTATAAACTCCTCAATCTCCTCTTCATCTTCAAATATAAATATTTCAATTTCCTCTTCAAGTTCAAGTTTTTTAGTTTCTCGTTCAAGTTCTTCATCAGTAAACTCAATCTCCACAATGTCAGGTACATCAACATCATCAAAAAACTCTTCTCCGATTTCTCCCATGTGTTCTTCTTCAATGATTTCAATGTCATATTGTTCTAAATCTCCTCGTTCTATCTGTTCATCAGTAAGTTCAACACCATATATTTCTAAATTCTTTTTGCGTTGATTATCTCTCTCTACTGTACCATCATCTATCTCATGTTGTTCATACTCTGCTTCTTCTCCATTGTCTAATATAACAACAAATGTTTCAGGTTCAGGTGGTGGTGGAGGTATGTAAGGTTCTGGTTCAGGCTCTGGTTTAGGAGGTGGAGGTAATGTTGTTGTAGTAGTAGTTGTAGTTGTTGGTTGTATGTACTTAAATGATATGTCATCAAGCAAAGACCAGTCATTGATTGTAATTGTAAAACTTTCTATAAATGTTTCTAATGTGTCATAAATGTTATAAACCACATCCTCAAACATATTCTCTATGTCAGTATTGTCTTGACCTTCTAGCACATTTACTTGTGTAGTTTCATCAGTATGTGTGTATGTAACTGTGCCATCATTGTTCAATGCACCGATTCTAAAACCAACCTCGTATATGTCTATGTCTAGTTCTTCTTCTTCTACTGTTGTAGTTTCAGGTAATGTAAATGTGTAGTCATTACTATCGTTGCCGTGTTGAAAGTAATGTAAGTTCATATGAAAGTCTGTCATACCACAACAAGACCAGTTACCATTACTATGATTACTATCTATTTGTATATTATTTTCTACCTCATTACCTTGACTATCTAACTCATCTTCAGGTAACTCTATATCTGTAGATTGTTCCCATTCAGGTATTGTAGTAGTAGTAGTAGTAGTAGTAGTAGTTTCTGTTTCTTCAGGTATTGTGGTCGTAGTTGTTTCTTCTGGACCATCAAATGTTTCTATTTCTTCTACTTCTCCAGGTATCGTAGTAGTAGTTGTAGTAGTAGTATTCTCTTGTTCTTCTTCGTTAGCTAATGCTGATATTGGCAGCATAACTAAACATGTTATTAACCACCATTGCAACAGCCTTGACCGCAACACATATTACCTCCTACATTAGGGCGTTGACCAACACCACCAATGCAGACCCTGCAACAAGCCAACCGCTTAACTCTTGTCTTGAAATTTTACTATTTACTTTTTCGTGAAGTAAATCAATCCGTTCATTAGTTTTTTCTTGGGTTTCAATAATTATATTTAATAACTCCTTGTTTGTATAACCGTTACCATTACTCATTTTATCCAATCCCAATCGTCTTCATTATAATTATCAGGTACATTTGGTGATACGAGGTCATCTAACCAAACATAAAAGTTTTTTAAAAAGTATCCAAATATAAATCCAATTAAATAATCCATCAAGGGATTATAGCATAGATTTATTCAGGCTTTGGATTATCAGATTTGACTTTTGCTACTGCATCTTTCCAAGTAGTAGTACCATTAACTGCATCCCAATATTGTTGGTCGAGTTGGTCAGTTATACTTGCGTAAGCATCTTGTCTTGCAGAAATGTAACCTGTTTCTTGTTCATCCCATTTAGAATTTCCTAAATCAATTTTTGCTTGTGCATAATCTGCATCAGAAAATTCTGATACAACACCATTAACTGATTTATTAAGAGGCTTTGCTGCCTCTATCTCTGCATCTGCTTGTGTTTGTAGCTCTTCTTTTGTTGCCATAATATCTCCTATATTAACATACTTTTCTAACTAATTCCATAAACAGAAACTTTACCTGTTAGAAAATTTTTACTTCCATTTGAATTGGTTAATTTAAAACCATCTACTACACCTGTTTGTTCATTCT